GAGTTTCAGTTTGCCCAAGTTCCTCTGCGTTTGAAAGCACTTTGACAGGTAATGTCGCATTTACAAATAACAGTGTCACGGTTACAGGTAACGGAACAGCGTTTAGCACTGAATTGGTAGTCGGTGATGTTATTCTTGCTGGACCAGATAGAACACCACGTAAGGTTGCAACGATTACTAACAACTTCCTGCTCACGCTTCAAACGAAATATGTTGGTAACAATGTGGTTGCTAATACGACCACTGGTGTTTCGCCAACTCGTCGCTGGGAGTTCTTT